GTCTATCCCTAAATAAGCACCTGCACTACTGTAATAAGCAAGAGTAAAGCGATATAAAGGGTCGCCTGAATCATCCCAAAATGAAACTGTACCATAATCATCAATATTTGCATATTGTGTGCTTGGTGCATTTGTTAATAGCTTTCTTGTTGATGAAGCTCCTGATAAAATAAAAGGTGACATATCAAATCCAAAATCATTAGCATCAACCCCTGTTCCCATTGTAAGGACATCTGTTTCTTTTACATATCCATTAAAAATAACATATACTCTTGAATCTACTTCTGTTCCTGCCTGTATTGCTACTGTATTTACATCACTATTCCCTGCTACATCAGTTGCTCCTTTGTATTCTACTGAAAATCTCACAGCCATATACCTAACAATGTTATTGTTTAAAGAGTATTTATCAATTAAATGTAATGGATGTCTAGCTGTTGCGCTAGTTGTCGTTCCTTTATATGAACTACCATCAGCAGCCATATTATCTGCACTAACATAATTTTCAACTACATTCCTTAAATTATAAATACCAACTCCTGCATTATTTGGTGTTGTTTTAAAAGTTCCTATTAAATCTGTTGTAGTGTTTAAATTAGGGTATGATGTATCACTAATATGTACTTCAGCAACAAACTTAACTTTTGTTTCATTTGCTACTGCTGGTTGATTAGAAACCACAAATATTAACTCTTGTCCGACAGGTAATATCTGCCATATTTTACTGGGTGGTTTTTGTTCTATTATTGAATTTGATGCCATTTATTTTTATTTTACTTGTGTACTTATTGTTTTAGTTTTTGATAATCCTTCTATTATGTCTTCTTTTACTGCACCTAATAAATCTTGTCCAAATTGTTTTAATCCAAGACCTAGAGGTTTTTGAAAAAAACTAATTCCCTTTATTCCATTTTTACCAATACTTCTAGCAATAAGAAAAGCTATACTTTTTCTTGAAATAAATCTACCTTGCTTATCTCTAGGCGCTATCCCTCTTCTTACTATCCATTTGTCTAAAGCACTACTTGGAGGTTGAGAATGGTTTTTCCTTTTTTTATAACTATAAGGACTTGGTATTATTTTGCTTTGATAATCTTTAAAACTTTGTTTTTTCTCTGTTCCTGATACTCCCTTATCTACAAAAGCACCATAACTATTCATAAAGAATTGTACTGTGAATCCGTCTTCTTGTTCAACTACTTTAAAGCTGATAGAATTTTCTAACTTACTTCCACCACCTTTTTTTCTTTGAAGACCACCCTTAGCTCGGTTTACTACCTGTTCGCCAAAGCTATTTAAGTACCTTTCTAAATTTTTAGTTTTCATTATACAAGACCTGCAAACAATTCTACTTGAACATCAGTTGTAGCTGAAGGTCTAACCTCAACAGTTACTAAGTCTTCTAATGTAGGGAAAGCAGGACTCGCATCTTCTTCACCTATCATTACATTTTCTGCTTGAAATAATACGTGAGAACCTCCTGCTCTTACAGTTACTTGATAGTTCGTAGCTGCCGTTACAAAAGCAACCTTCATATCTTGATCACTACTTAGATTAGTGATTCTAAAGTATTTACAATTCTCAACATCTAAAGCCCCGTCAGCTCCATGAGGCGTTGAATTAAATACTGCTACTGTTGTTGTTTGTGAATGAGTACATGTTAAGATTCTTTCAAATACATCTACTATTCCTGTTGTTGTTAATGAATTTGTTGAACCTCTCAATGAACCATTTAAGGTTACAGCTTCACTAATTGTTGTTACTAAATCTGCCATAATTTTTTATTTTTTGTCTATTTGTTTTAATTTATTTATTGCCCACTCTATGCCACTTGTACCGCCCCATGCATCCCACATTAAGCCGCCACAACCTTCTGAATATGGTACGTCTTTGTTTTGTTGATGTCTTTTAAATGAAGCCATACGTGCTATTGTATCTCTTGATATTTTCTTTCTGTCTGCTAATTGTGCTGACCTTGTCCACCCTACTCTTGTGCCGCAATCACTACCATTTTCTTCTTTCCATTTTCTAGCTTTCTTTGCATTATTAGTTGCGCTTTGCGGATAATCATTATAACTTTCTAGCTTAATGCTAATGTCTTCTAACTTTTCTAATACATCATTATAGTTCATAGCTTTATTGTTATCTTTGGCGGTACTATTGTTATCTCTATTTTCCATAATTTTATTGTATTATATTTCTTTAATCTTTCTAGCATTAATATCCTGCACCTGCACTTGTTACTGGAATGGTACAAGCATCAAAGTTATTCATCACTTTAACACCTATTGTAAATACCCATCCGCATAAAAGGTTGTCAAACCTTTCTGAGAATGGTTCTATTGTAAATTGGTTTTGTGTAAAATAGATTGGCGCATTTATATCATTCGTTCCTTCCAAAGACTGTTGCTCACTATGTCTTAACATTGAAATAAAATCAGTACATATTTCTAAGGTTTGATTCCAAACTTCTTGTTCATTATTTTTAGTGTTTACTAATTTAGTAAGGTCACTCTGCTGTTTTGTTTGCCAGTCATTTTTTTCAGAAACTAAGTCACAAATAAAAAGCTGAAAGTTATATACTAACTCACTATCCCCTGTTGTAACACTTACTGGATTAATGTGAAGCAAAGGCATCTTTTCCAGCTTTTCTAAATTGATGTCAAATATATCCCCTACTGAAACGCTAGAAATCTGCTCATGGTATTCACCTAGTCTGCATAGTGTATTAACTACATTATTGTATGTCTTATTGTTTATTGGCATGTTTTACCTTGTTTTGTGTTTGTAAATCTGTTTCATAGCTTAACCATGTAAATGCTTCTAATAGATTAAGTTTTGTTATCTGTTCTAGTTTTGAAATATCTGCATTGCATAATCTATACATTATCCCAAAGTATCCCCACTTTTCCGCAAAGCTCTCAGATGCGATTGCTTCTTCATTTCCTTCAGCCGCTCCATCAAAAATGATGGCAAAATCCCCAACAATTCTTTCCCTAAATGATAAAAAAAAACCAGCGCACTTTGCACTTGCTCTGCTGACATCTTTTTCATCTCTTCGGCTCGTATAGATATATTACCATCATACGCTTCAATAGTATAAATACCACTCTCTGTTTCTTCTACTATTGGTCTATAAAGAATTGCCATTAACTCAGGCAGATTCTGTTCTATTCCGTTTTTGATAAAAGTTTCAACGTCTGCATATTCGCCTAAAGTTATAGAATCCAAATCAGGGTGGAATCCATATCTTTTACCATTTACTTCAATCATCCTCTGTAAAGAACTATTCTCTTCTTTTTGAAGTTCACCTATCCTGCTCATTATAACAGAGATGTCTTTTAATTCCAACTGACTTATTAAATCTTTAGGAATATTTGATAATTCTGTTATTGTTTCTAACGCCTCTTCACTCTTTGTTTCTGCACTCAAGTTAATCAGTTTAATCCAATTTGCTAATGTTACATCTGACCATTTACTAATTGTTCTGAACTGCTTTATCTTGCCATCCTTCTTAATCTTAATCTTCATACTATAATATAATAGAAAAGTTCATAATTTAGTTTAATGTTTGTTTTATTCTTATATATTTGCAGCGTTTTTGTTTTCATTATAATATAAATCAGGGTTTGCTTTTAGCAGCCCTTTTTTATTGAACAAAATATTTTCCATAGTTCGGATTGTCTAAATGATATATTACATTATATCTTATTCCATCTATTGCATGGTTGTAACTGTCCACATATAATTTAGATGACTTATCACTATAAATATAATTGTTAAGCTCTTTAGCTATGTTGGTTGATTCAGGAGTTATAACTAAATGATAATCTTGCATCCTTGTTATTCCACTTTCAATAGTTCCTTTTTTAACTGGTTTAATATTAACTCCCAAATGTTTTAAATCTGCAATTAGTCTTGGTTCTGCACTATCTGCGATAATTAACTTATTACCTACTTTTTCTAATATTAATTCTGCTAATTCTTGTGACTTTAAACCATTCTTATAAATATGCTCTTTTAAATACATCTTTTTATGCTTCTTGTCAATAGCAACTTCTGTAAGACTATCAGGGTCTATACTAAACCCAAAGTCCATTCCACAAGATGTTTGTAATCCATCAGGATTAAATTCACCAATACTCCAATTCTCAAATACAACACCTTCTGCTTTATCTAACCAACCCCCAAGTATTTTGTGTTGATATTTTTTAAAGTTATTATGCTTAATAGTCTTTATACGTTCTAAGAAGCTCTGTGATAGGTTTTCTGTGTTGTCTAGGTATGTACTGTGGATGTAGCATATATTCCCTTTAACGCCATTAAAACCAGCTTCAACGCCTTTGTCTTGAAAGAATCTATTATATATCCAATGTTCTTTTGTTACAGGGTTTAATATTAAGATTATTCTGTTCTGCACTCCTTTCTCTCTAATACTTAAATCTATTGTGTCAAATATATCTTCATCAATAAGTTCTTCAGCTTCATCTAACACCCAACAGCTAATTCCTTGTAATGACTTTAGACTGGCTGTCTGATTCCCTGCTGATGTCTTGATACCTCTAAATAATATATCTGATTTGTTTTTTAGATTAACAACCTCAGCTTTATTTACACTAAATATATTTTCAAATCCTAATAGACTTATTTTTTCTAAGAACTCAGGAATGATTGATAGATGTGCTGATACCATTGTATATCTTGTAAACAATACTCTTATGTTCCTTGACATTGTAAGTAATGTTAAAAATACTGTGACTGCAAAAGACTTGCCTGAACCTCTACCGCCTGTTATTATAAAGTAACGACAATCAGATTCAAATAATGGATTGTATTTCTTATTTAGATTCAGTTTCTACAAAGTTTATTACAGGCATGTTTAGGCTTTCCTCATTTGTTGTAACATCAACTCTTTGCTGAGGTTTACCATAGAAGTATTCAAAGAATAACTTAACCGCCCATTGTTCTTTTTTCTCTAATCCTTTTTTAAGTGATTCTAACGCTATCTCATTCATTGGTGTTAGATTCTCTATTAGCTTTTGTTCTTCTGCTTTTGCCTTGCGTCCTGCTCCTGCTCTTTTCCCTCCGTGTGTGTTCATTTTGAAATAATTTGATTAATCAAGTTGCTAATATATAATAGAAATCACTTGAATTCATTTGGCAGCATTAATCTTATACCTAATTCTGTCAATGCCCATATCCTTATTTGATCTGCATATATCTCAAAGTCTTTAGTGTTCATTCTTGCTGTGCTATTTACTGTTTGTAGTCCTATCTGCCTTTCATTTATCTCTACACTTTGCCATTCACTTGCAAACTTTACTTTAAGTGTATCGTGCATTTCATCAGGAAAATATCCTAGTTCGGCTGCTAATGGTTGTACTATACAAGCCCAGTAATAATTGTTCTGCATATTAGACCTGTTGTTTCTTTGCTTTTTTACTTTAACTATATAATCACTTTCTAATTCTTTCAAGTAATTAAATAGCGTTTGTTTGTCTTGACTATTCTTTATTACAAAATTCATATTGTATATACCTACGTGTTATACTGTTTTCAAGTCTTGCCTTTAGTTCATCACTTATTATTTTTCTTATCCTTCTGTGTGATACATTAAAAACTTCTTCCATTTCTTTTGATGTATTTGCTTTAGGATTATTATAAAAGTATTCTATAACTTTCTGTGCTAATACCTTTGGCTCTTTTACTATTCTTATTGGTTTATTTTTCATTTATTTAAAAGGTTCATTTATACCTCTTTCGCCTATTAATTTTTCTTTTGCACTATCCCAGAGTTTATCGTGTCTTTTTTTTTTACTTAAAGATGCTTCTGTCCTTATGAGATTGGGTATCCCTTCTTCAGCTTCACTATCCATGTATTTACCGCAACTGCACTTAGCTTCTTTGCATACCCACTTGCCCTCTCTTAAAACAATAGTAGCCTTGCCTATTTCTTTTGATTCCTTACCGCATTCACAAATATAGAGTGTCATTGTGCTAGTCCTCCTGCTTTAACATCACTTTTTTCATATAGTTTATCTAACTCAAAGTGCAAATGGTTAATAGCTTTTCTGATGTCTTGCTCTTCAGGATTGCCATCTTTTTTACCAGCTCGTAATAAGTAGCTTACTGCTGTTCCTGTATTGTAAGATAGTTCAAAATCTTCAACTACTTTTCTAGCTGAATATCCATACTTTTTGCCCTGATAATAATGTGGCTCAGGATTGGTTGTATAATCTTCTCCTTTCTTTGTCATTTTCTAAAATTTTAATTAATGTTTTTTGTGTGTTTAGTGTTCTTGGTCTTTTAAAGGCACGATACTCTTCAGGATTAAATATTAACTTTACTTCTCTAACTAATCCATCATCATCATATTTTACTATCCATCTGCTTGAATAGTGTAGCTTGTTTCTTTTTAGGTGTGTTAAATAACTCATTGGCTGTATTTTTCGTATAGTTGTTTTATTGCTTTAAAGCAAGTTGATAGACAAGACTTGCAATTAGTCCCTGTTGAATAGCTGGTATTAAAAATAGTGTTATATGTTTGTATCAAGCGTTTTTTAGCTTCTATGTTTTTTGCTTTTCCTGTTTTTAAATCCTTCCACATGTCTAATATTTCATCTATTATTTCTTGTGGTAAATCATCAGGGGCTTCTACTTTACTTGTTTTATCCCAATACTTTTGTGGACAAGATTGAGGTGCAAGTCTTGCCTTCAGTCTTACG